TGGACTTAGCGTTAATCCTTGTGTCACACTTAAAGAGACCAAACTCCGAAAGAGGTCATGAAGGTGGCGATAGAGCACAGCTGTCACAGCTGAGAGGAAGCCACAGTTTAGCACAGCTGGCGACTGCCTGTATTGCTATGAACGTGGACAGCGAAGACCCAACATCAGGCAAGCGAGAACTTGTCGTACTCAAGAATAGGCATACGGGTTTCGTAGGCCAAGCGGATGAACTCCAGTACAACCGCGACACTGGCAGACTTACTGCCACTGACAGTAACTTCGGTTTCTAAAAACTCCCCCAAACAAAAACATTAGTAAAGCAAAGGAACACGTATGCGTGGTTTATCAAGCACGTCCAGAGAGGCGTATGCAAACACAGACTTAACAAAGAATACAAGAATGGTCTTTGATGTCATTCAAGCCGCTGGCGACAAAGGTTGCATCAGTGCACAGGTACAGCTGGCACTCAAGCACATGCCTTATGGCTCAATCACCAACCACTTTAAATGGCTGAAAGACGCTGGGCTGATCACAGTCATTGGGAAGCGCAAAAGTCCTTACGGACGCAACCAACAGATATTTAAAGCAACAAGACAACTCAATGCACAAGGGGAGCTATTCAGATGAAAACTACAGGCACACATGAATACACAATGAACCAATATCAAGCAGATGCGGCTAAAACCATGATTTACAAATGGAAGGTCATCTACCCAGCTTTAGGTCTAGCCAATGAAGCTGGCGAAGTCCTTGGTAAGATCAAGAAGCTAATCAGAGATCAAGATGTAACTTTTGATGGTCTAAATACAACCCCAGCGCAGAAGAGAGCAGAGATTGCAGATGAGCTAGGAGATGTCCTTTGGTACATAGCGGCACTCTCAAAAGACCTCGGTATAACCTTAAACGAGGTCGCCGCAATCAACCATGAGAAGCTACAGTCACGACAGAAGCGTGGTGTTCTCAAAGGCTCTGGTGACAAGCGATGAGTCGGTGGTGTTTTGATATAGAAAGCAATGGTCTCTTAGATGAAGTCCACAGTATCTGGTGCATTGTTTGCCGTGAGGTTGATACTGGTGAAGTCCGTAAGTTTAATGATGATGAGATTGAAGACGCACTAATGTTGCTGTCGATGGCTGACGAAATCATTGGTCACAACATTATCGACTACGACATTCCAGCAATACAGATTGTATATCCAGAGTGGACAACCAAGGCCAAGGTAACTGACACCTTAGTCCTCTCTCGCCTGATACATGGAGACCTATTCAATGAGGATGCTGAACGCAACTTCAGTGTCTCTAAGTTTCCTAAAAAACTCTGGGGAAGCCACAGCTTGAGGGCATGGGGTTTAAGACTTGGTGACTTTAAAGGTGAGTATATTGGTGGGTGGGGCGGATTCTGTGAGGAGATGCTTACATACTGTGTTCAAGATACTCAGGTGACTGATACGTTATACAAGAAGTTGATGAAGACTGAGCCTACTCAGAAGTCTGTAGACCTTGAGCATCGTATGGCTTCTATCTGCCGAGAAATTGGAAACAATGGCTGGACATTTGATGAGAAGAAAGCTGGTGAACTCTATGCTGAACTTGCACAGAAACGCCATGTTATCGAGGAAGACTTAAAGGAACTATTCCCACCTTGGGAAGTGACCGAAGACTTCTATCCTAAAGTCAACAACAAGACCCGTGGGTATGTCAAAGGTGAACTGTTTGTCAAATCAAAGACAATCTACTTTAACCCAGCGTCTAGGGTACACATCCAGAAGTGTCTTGTGGACAAGTACAAGTGGAAGCCAAAAGAGTTTACTCCAAATGGTCAGGCTAAGATCGACGAGACCATCTTGGCTAGTCTTCCGTATCCAGAAGCTAAGAGGCTTGCTGAGTTCTTCTTAATTCAGAAGAGGATCGGCATGTTGGCTGAAGGTTCTGGGGCATGGCTCAAGAAGGTCAGTCCTGATGGTAGATTGAGACACAGGCTGAATAGCAACAACTGTGTTTCGGGTCGCGCTACAGCCACATCTCCAAATCTACAGCAAGTACCTAGTGCTGGCTCGCCTTATGGCAAAGAGTGTCGTGAGTTGTTCACAGCACCGAGGGGCTGGCATGTCTGCGGTACAGACCTTTCGGGGATCGAGTTGCGTCTGCTTGCTTCCTACCTTCACCCTTATGATGGTGGTGAGTATTCAAAGCAGATACTTGAGGGTGACATCCACACCTATAACCAACATGCGGCTGGTTTAGCTACAAGGTCTCAGGCAAAAACATGGGTTTACGCCGTCCTTTACGGCGGTGGTGATAGGCTCATAGGTGCTATTGCTGGTGGCGGTGCAAAGAAGGGTAAACAACTAAAGGACAACTACGATCATGCTGTTCCAGCGTTTTCTACCTTAAAGAGAAACCTAAAGACAGCGGCTAAAAGAGGTCACATCAAGGCACTCGATGGTCGTAAGTTAAGGATCAGGTCGGAGCATCGTTGCCTCTCACAGTTACTACAGTCAGCTGGGGCAATCGTAGCAAAACAGTGGGTGATGATGACCTACGACAAAATCAAAGAAAAGTATGGCAACAAAGTGTTCATCATGGGTTGGATTCACGATGAGATGCAAATTGCCTGTATATCAAAGGAGATAGCACACGATGTCGGAAATATCGCTGGAACAATGGCATCAGAAGCTGGCATTGCTCTCGGACTTAACATTGCCACTGAAGCAGAATATTCCGTGGGCAGAACTTGGGCTGACACTCACTGAGAAGAACGATTACTTAGAGAACTTAATACTTCTCTTTATGATCATTGATCGTTCGTGGCGTAAGCCATTCACAGTCAAATCAGACTTTGCAAGAGTAGGAGCACTTCACGTTGCCATAGCGGCAAGTGAAGGCTTCATAACAAATCAAATAGATGAAGATAGCTGGGGCAATCGTTGGTTCGTGACCCTAGATGGACAGGATATACATGATGAAATCAGCAGAACTCTTAAAGAAGTCATTTACAAAACCCACATTACTCATTGATGGAGACCTATATCTCTTTAGGGCAGCTATTGCTGTTGAACATGAGATAGACTGGGGTGATGATGTATGGTCGCTTGCCACTGACCTTAAAGCGGCAAAGAAACTATTTACGTCTATGGTCGATGAGTTCAAGAAAGAACTGGTTGTAGAAGATGTGATAGTCACAATATCTGGTCAAAAGAACTTCCGTAAAGACATACTAGAGACTTACAAGGGTGGACGTAAGAAAGTCCGAAAACCTGTAGGATACAAAGCCCTCGTTGCGTGGGCTATGGAAGAATACGATAGCATCATGGTGGACTGCTTAGAGGCCGATGATGTCATGGGTATCATGGCTTCCATACCAAACACTGAGGCCATCATTGTGTCTGATGACAAGGACATGAAGACTATCCCATGCCGTCTATACAGACCCAACGACAATGATCGATTGGTCATCAGTGACATGGAAGCAAACAAAAACTTCCTGATCCAAGCCCTCATGGGTGACATGACCGATGGCTATGGTGGGTGTCCAAAAGTGGGCATTAAGACAGCTGAGAAGATACTCGGAAACCATCCGACTTGGGATGCTGTCGTCAAGCAATATCAAAAAGAAAAACTATCAGCGGACTATGCGCTGACACAAGCACGTATGGCACGGATTTTACGCTGTACTGACTGGGACAACGAGAAGGGTGAGGTCATACTATGGAAGCCGACAAGATAGATGAAGCTGTAAACAAACCACCTCATTACAACACAGGATCAATCGAGTGCATCGATGCAATGCAAGCGATGGCTGATGGCTCGCTAGTTTGGGGTCACAATGCGTACCTGTGGCAGAATGCTTTCAAGTACCTTTGGCGTTGGCCTTACAAGAAAAAACCCGTCGAAGATTTAAAGAAGTGCCGCTGGTACTTAGATCGACTTATTGAACTCATTGAAGAAAAAGAAGAAACATTATGAACAACCTACTGCCTACCGATTACCAAGCCTTCATACACACCAGCCGCTATGCTAGATGGCTAGAAGATGAAGGAAGACGAGAAAGCTGGACTGAGACTGTCGGGCGTTACATGGACAACGTGGTTAAGTCCCGTGTGAGCCGTGAGATTGCCAATGAGATTGAGCAAGCAATATTAAACCTAGAAGTGATGCCTTCTATGAGGTCATTGATGGTAGCTGGTAAGGCATTATCGAGAGACAATACAGCTGGATATAATTGCTCCTATACACCTATAGACCATATCCGTTGCTTTGATGAAGTCTTGTTTATCCTACTGTGTGGCACAGGTGTCGGCTTCTCTGTAGAAAAGAAGTATGTGAACAGCCTACCTAAGATACCTACACTTACATCAGGTGTCTGTAGGATTATTGTTGAAGACAGCAAAGAGGGATGGGCTACTGCATATAAAGAATTAATATCTGAACTATACGCTGGCAGAATACCGACATGGGATGTGTCTAATGTTAGACCAGCTGGTGCACGTTTAGAGACATTTGGTGGCAGGGCATCTGGTGCAGAGCCATTAGTTGAACTGTTTGAACATACCATAGAAATCTTTAAGAAAAAGCAGGGTGGCAAGCTGTCTTCTTTAGATGTCCACAGCATCATGTGCATGATTGGATCGATAGTGGTGGTTGGTGGAGTGCGTAGGTCAGCGATGATCTCATTAAGCGATCTATCGGATGACGAGATGCGTACAGCTAAGTCAGGCGAGTGGTACATCGACAACCCACACCATGCTCTAGCTAACAACTCTGTGGCCTTCGAAAGCAAGCCCAGCGGTGTAGACTTCATGAACGAATGGGCTTCATTAGCGGCCTCTGGTTCTGGTGAACGTGGTATCTTCAATAGACAGGCGGCTAGAGACAAAGCCCAATACGATGGTTATAGAGATAGCAACTGGGAATTTGGGACTAACCCGTGTTCGGAAATAGTGCTTCGAGGACAGCGTCTTTGGGAATACACAGACCCTGAGACTGGTGAAACAAAGACTAGCGGTATTGTTGGAACTGGTGGTCAGTTTTGTAATCTTACAGAGGCTGTCATTCGGGCTACAGATACTGAAGCTGACATCTCGAACAAGATAAGACTTGCGACTATCTTAGGTACTATCCAAGCAACCTTAACTCACTTTCCGTATCTACGTGATTGCTGGACAACCAACACTGAGGAAGAGGCACTCTTAGGTGTATCTATGACTGGCATCATGGACTGTACTTTGACTAATGGTAGAGAAGATGGTCTTGAGGATAGGTTAGATACATGGCGTAGGGTTGCTAGGGAAACTAACAACTACTTTGCAGATGAGCTAGGTATCAACAGGTCAGCTTCTATAACTGCGGTTAAACCAAGTGGCACTGTATCACAGCTGACATCATCAAGTTCTGGGATACATGCGAGACACTCTGACTACTACATCAGAACAGTCCGTGGCGACAATAAAGACCCACTGACACACTTCTTAGCAGACCAAGGAATACCATCAGAACCTTGTGTCATGAAGCCAGATACTACGACTGTCTTTAGCTTCCCTATGAAGTCACCAGAAGGCTCAGTCACTCGTCACGACATGACAGCGATTGAACAGCTGGAGATGTGGCTAATGTACCAAAGACACTACACAGACCATAAGCCATCAGTGACTGTATCAGTTGGGGATGACGAATGGGCAGAGGTCGGTGCGTTTGTCTACAAGCACTTTGATGAGATGTCTGGTGTCAGCTTCCTACCAAGGTTTGACCACACGTATGCTCAAGCACCTTATCAGGACATCAATGAAGAACAGTATGAAGTCGCACTGTTTGCCATGCCTGATGCAATCGACTGGTCTAGGCTGT